TTTGCTTTTTCTATTCCTAAGTTTTTGGGGATAGTATCACTACCGCTATTCTCTTTAGTCCTGAAATATCTTATTAATTTTTTCTTAACAGTGGGGAGATTCTCAATATATTGTTCTGTTCCATCTGTTGAGCAATCGTCAACGATGATGTGCTCGATGCTAACACCTTTAAACCCTTTAACTGAATCAATACAACCTGGGAGAAAAGTATCCAACCTGTTGTAAGTTGATGTTATGACGCTAATTAGGGGCATAAAGATGTTCCTTATATAAAAGATAGCACAATTATGGATGGATTGTCAAAAATTATCTAGTCATCCAAGACATCGGATCATGCTTCACGTCATTGTGTATTTGAGTATGACATTTCAAACACACTTCTTCGTAATCAGATCTATCTCTCAAATATTTACCACTGATATTTGACCACTGAGTTCTAGGCATTTTTCTATTTTTTTTATTAGGGTCAATATTTGTATTTTTATTACACCTAACACATATCCCTGTTTTTTTTAAAATGATATGACAACCACTTGTGAATAGCTGTATATCCATATCCTGTTTTCTTAAAATTATGTGGCACCATTCCTTTTTTAAACTCAGAACTAGGATTGCTTCTATCAGCGGTACTACCTCACGCTGCGGTATCATTGTCCCAAAATCCGAACTCATCCAGAAGGATAGCTCTCTGTCTATGACCTTTTTTGAAACTATATTTTTTTAAATGGCTACTATCTTTACCCTTATTAGCACACTCTCTTGAACAAAACTTTGATTTTTCAGCCCAATCTTTTTTAGGAACTGTTACTTTTTTATAAAAAACACTTCCACATTGTTCACATTCTCTTGATTTTGTCATATAAAAACCCCCAATATTGCTACTGGGGGTAATTATATTACACGCTAACGGCTGTGTAAACACTCAACTGCTATCAAGCAGTTGCTCCGGATTCAACAGACACCATATAGGCGTTGTTTAGAATTGCTGAAGCGAAGCTTGTTTTCCAAGCTACATCTGCATACAAATCTAGAGCACTGTTCTTGCTAGGGTTGTGAACAATGGTTCTGATGTTTTGAAGATCAGACACACCGAACGCTTCCTCACCAAAGAATAGTGATTTGTAGACTTCTGCACCGGCTGAACCAGAATTGGTTAGCACAGGAGCGTTGCTGGATCGTAGGAATTTTACTCCATACATTTCACCAGTTTCACCCTGGAAAATACGATCAACACCCTTTTCAGTGTATTGAGAAGCATTTACCCATGCGTCATCACCTTGCAAGTCGTATTCGACATTGGGATGAATAACAGCGACAAATTTTCCACCTGCTTTGCTGTTAGGCTTAGCGTTGGCAGCTCGAAGAGTCTTAACTGCTTTACGAATGTCTGCAACTTGCAGGACATCTGTAGCAATTAAAGCTGTTCTTGCGGCTACACCAGAAGCGTAAATTATGTTCGTGGTTGCGCCTACAACGTCTCTGACAACTGAGTCTACGGTTAAACCTGCTTGGTAACCCAAGAGTTCAACAGCAGAGCTAATCACGTTATCAAAAGCGGTTAAGCTTAAAATGTCTGTAACTTGAGTTAAGTCACCATATTGAGCCAAGACGGCTGAAACGGTAACAGCACTGATTCCACGAGCGGTAGGATCAGTTCCCTCAGCTAATGCTGCGGTCTGTGCGGGCATGTTGGTGTAACGAGTCCAGTAAATAGTTTTACCTTCTCCGTTTGGCAATGTGCCTACGCGACCTAATTGTTTGTATACTAACTCTTTCTCTGCACGAAGCAATAATCTCTTGTCATAGTAGATCTGCATCACAGAAGAAAGTCTAGCTGTGGTTGTTAATGCCATACTAGTTTTCCTTTCAAATTATTTTTTAATACTTTTACCTCATGCTTTTAGGGACATTCAGGATTTCTTCAAGTTCACTCATGGTCATCTTAGAGTAATCCGTATCATCTCCCTGTCTTGCCGTTGAGGCTGATTCAGAAAAAGCACGTTTGTTTTTCTGACTTGTTTCAGTTCGCTTAAGATTAGTCTTAGCCTTAATTGTAGCTCTATCATAAGACGCTAGTTTAACAGCATCTTTAAGAGACATCTTAGGATAATCTTTCATTATTACTAAAGCTTGGTTGAGCTCATTATCGTTTACCTCGGGGAATTGCTTCCTTACCTCGGCAATGCGATTACTAGCTTTATCAACTTCCACCTTTTGCAATAACGGGGATAGCTTTTTGTTTAGTTGACGATCAAGCAATTTATCTAAAAGATCCATTGCATCACGCTGTTCCTTCGGAAGATCCGCGAACGGATCGACCTCAACTGGCTTATTTTGTTCCTGAATCCCTTTTACCATCTCTTTGAGCTCACTGAGCTCTTTTCGAGTTGGATTCATTACGGATTCGAGATTCTCGTAAGCAACAGCTAAATCATCAGCAGAGCCAAAATTCTTTTTCTCCGCTAATCTCTCAAAAGCAGATTTCTCCACTTTCGTTTCTGTAGTTTGTTTTGCTTCTTCGGTCTCGACCCCGACTGCTTTCTCTATCTCAGCGATTTCATCCGCTGGGGTAGGAGCTTGGGCTTTGATTGTTGAATCAATCATAACTTCCTTTCAGACGTGCATAGTGAACTGATTGCAAAGGATCGCCAGACGGAACATCTTTTATTAAGCTATCCTCTGCAACCAATTCACTAACACTTTATTTTTTAATACGCTTTCTTTGAGCTTCTGCACGTCCAATCAAACGTTCGATCGTGCTGCTAAAGAATTCCAGACCTTCGACGAGACCACAGTTAAACCGCAGCTCCTCTATTGTCTTTGAGTTCAGCCCGTCATTGCGAGCCTTCTCTATTTTCTCCAGTGATTTCTTGAGAATCATCTGGTAACCTTCATTGCGTTTAAGCTCATCGGCCTTACGCCCGTTATGAAGATTTCTCTCCTGTAATGTAAGTTTCATAATTTACTTAGTCTCTTTAATTCCTCTATTCAGCTCATTGGCGGACTGCATCACACCTTGGGCGTTCTTGTCGGAATTACCAGGTAATCCAGCAGCACCACCTGGAACATTGCTTAAGGAACCTAATTGTTCTCCTTGTGGGCCTGCTGCTATATCACCTTGCATATTTAAAAGCTTATCAATGTTCTTCTCGCCTCGGGACTCGAAGACTCGTTTTTTAAGCTCAATCTGATTGACTTCTGGATCTCCAGCAAAGAGCTGGTACATTTCCATCGCCTGTTTTCTCTTAATGGCGTCATTTTCTTCTAATGTTGAGCCAGATTGTACTCTAACATCGAAGTTATCTCTTATTTCTTCTGGTTTAATATCTATCCAATCTATTCCTAGATCGCCAGTTACTCTTACCACCATATCTTCAGTTATATTTTGTTTGTTAAGTGAAATCATAAAGTCACCGATTTGTTTAACGGCTTCCTCTACATTCATCATTTTAAGTCTCAATCTAGAGCTACCAGCTTCTTGCATTAGTGAGATGCCTGTAGCAGTCTCGTTGGCAAGAGCATCACTGGCCACCCCTTTAGTGTAGTCAGTAATTCCTGTAGCTTGTTGAATATCACCTTTAATTAGAGTTTCTTCCTTATATGAAGAATGAGGAACTTCTTGCATCTGGACTGGGACTACTCCATTAACATCATTGGTGTGAATTATCCCACCCACATCTGATACTAATTCGTCTTCGTCTACATCAGCTGCGTTATCTAGAATCCACATCTTGTTCATAATCAAGGAAACGTTATCCATCCTCTGATTACGCATATCATTAAGTTCGTAACTTAGTGTCTCAATCGGCTCCAACTCACCTATTCCACAAAACTCTTTAGGTACGCTCTGGTCTACCACTCTAATGAATGGTTTCTTTCCATGAGCATTTGGGTTCTTCTTTTCTTCTCTGATAACAAATTTCCTGTTAGCCAGGGTAACTACTTTGCCATCTTCCCAATATTCGAATACCTCAATGTTCTTTTCGTTAGCTCCACCAGCTGAGTATCCTTTGGGATCAGAGATGTCACGGGCTCCCTGCCTCTCAGACTTGTCATTCTCATCCATGTACATTTTATCGGACACTGGTTTTAAGAGGTTTATATTTTTGTAGATTCCTTGTTTTTGTTTAGCCATTAAATAATCGTAGCTTCGGTAAACTCTGTGAGCCACCCAAGTACAAGTATCTATACTGTATCCATTTGGATCCCAGAAGAAGTCGTACAGATCTACCAACTCTACAGTTGGTTGATTCTTTGTGACTTTAGTTACTTTAATCTCTTCACTACCTAGTTCTGAGAACTCTGGATCAATCTCTACCTTTTCAGTTACTTCTTCCTCAATTCTCTCCCAACCAACCTTCATAATAGAAGTACCATAGATCAAGAACTGACGGATCATATCAGGCATGAGAGCCTCCATATCCATCTGATCCCATTGATAATCAATCAGTAAAGATTGAACATGAGCGTAATCAGTGTCACCTTTTTCTCTTGGTAGTACATCAATTTGTGGTTTGTTGGAAACTAATCTAGGTACAATCGTCTCCACAGTGGAGAATGCGTAAGGTACAAAGATGTTTGATTGCCAGGGGTAGTTCTTCTTCTCTAAATATGATCTATAAAGCTTGTAGTATCGGTCCCATTTCTGTTTTAAAGGATCTCTCCAGTTATAAGCAGTAGAAATCTTTTTCCTGATTTCTGTAGCTATTTTTTCATTAGCAAATGCTTGAGAGGCTTTAGACATAGATTAAACCAATATAAGATTCCGTCTTATAATTGTAATATCACACACAAATCTATGTCGTCAAGTTTATTTGAATCGTGAGGATGTTGAATATGTCAGTTTTTTCTTCCGAGATTGTCGTCTAACACGCTTACTTCCTCTGTATGACATACAAAAATACCTAATCATATCCATCGCATCATCATCTTTCTTAAATGGTACTTCCACAACATGACCATCAGTCTTCCTTTGCAGCCACCGATATTTCTCCATCTCAGTAGCGACCCAGCTCAGTTGTTTATTAAACATCAGGGTGGGCTTACCAGTATCTTTTCGAATCCGCAGTAACTCACTCACCTTTGCTATTCCATGTTTGACACTATCTCTACCTTTAAGGACGGGGTTAAACACAACTCCATACTTTTTTAGTTCCTCAATTGACATTGGCTGGGCACTGTCAGCTGTAGGATTAGTTATGTGGTGCTGTGCATCTTTGACGATACACACATTAGCAATATCATATTCTGTCAACTCATTTTGATACAGGCCATCATACATATAAATCTCCTTTTGATCCGGAGATATTGCGAAGTACCCGAGTGCGCTCTTGTGTTTAAAACCGAAGTCCAATGATCTTGTAAACGTCCAGTTGCTATTAAACTTGTCTGTTGGAATATCTACCATATGCTTTTCACGTGAAAAGTCCTTATAGATCAGTCCAGTTAATTTACGGAACTCCCCTAGAATCTCCTGAGAGAAACTATCATCATCCATTTCCGACTTCATGAGTTCTATTTCATTAGGATCAATATAAGGATTGTCATAAGTAGTATAGTG